AATCAGAGTAGTGTTTGCTTTGGTTGTGTTATTAATCTGTAAATGGATATTCTAATGAAATATTCAAAGCGTGAACTATTCTCTATTAGATGGGATTTTCGTGAGAATAGAAAAGGAGTGTTCAACTTCTATAGAAAACTAAGAAGGGAAATGAATTTATTAAATGACGATTTAAATTAAAAACAATGAGAAAGAAAGAAATATTAGAATGGGCTGACCCAAAAGGATTATTGAATCCACAATTAGCACCTCAACAATTCATGAAACTAAGCGAAGAAGTTGGAGAATTAGCTAACGCAATCCTTAAAGGAAACAAAATGGAGCAGATTGACGCACTTGGCGACATAAAAGTTGTTATTACAATACTTGCTGAACAATTAGGTTTTGATATTGACGAGTGTGAAGAAATTGCTTATCAAGAAATTAAAAATCGAACTGGTAAAACTATTAACGGAACTTTTATCAAGCACTAATGATAACGTATCAACATAAAGAGAGTGGTGTGGTCTATGGATTCATGGGCTACACTTCTGATGACTTTGTAGGTCTTCAAGCTGGCAATGATAAACATTGTTTACCTATGGAAGATTTTAAAACATGGTATAGAAGGTTTGAACCTAAATGCGGAGATTTGTTAGAGTCAGAAAACTTTGTAATTAAATTCTACCACTTTTTAGGTGAGAACTACGAAAGTTTCCTTGGTGAACTTGTAGAATGTAAAAGTGGTGGTAAAATAGAAGGTATAAATACTTTCACAACTGAATTTTTTAGAACAATGAGTAGAGAGACATCAGCTATAATAACTGAAAAACTAGATAAGATTAATAACTTAGACCAAAAAGAGGATTACGACTTTGTTAATCCAGAACACTACAAACGTGGTAGCATGGAAGTAATCGACATGATGAAACTTTTATGGGGAACAGAAGCATTAATTACGCATTGTGAAATGACAGCTTTTAAATACAGAATGAGAGCAGGCACTAAACCAGACCAGCCTATAGAACGTGAATTAGAGAAAGCTCGGTGGTATGATGAAAAAGCTAAAAAACTACGTTATGAGTTACGCTAGAAACCAAAAAAGACAATTAAAGCGTGATTTTAAAGACCCAAAGAAACGCACTAAGATTGTTGAAATACATAATACTAAAGTTCGTAAACAACAAAAGAAAGACAAGAGGTTCGAGGTTATCGTGACCTCTTGCTTCATGTTGGGGTTAATCGTAATAATTGCATTGAAACTATGGAAGGTGATTTAAGTTTTGGTAGTTTTTCACTAGATGAATTGAACTTAGATATTCAATTAGATGCTTTAAACTTTGATTCATTCGATAATATGTTTGAACCACAAGAAACACCTACAGAACAGCGTTCACACTTCATAGTAATATGTACCAACGAAGAACAAGACGAGTTGATTCGTGAAAAGTTCAACCTTGGATTGAAAACTAAATCTGGCAGAGGTAAATACGAAACGAATATTATTCAAGCAGAACAATTAATTGATTTATTCTAATGGAACAAAACGAAGAATCCGAACCTAAAAAACCTAAGGTTACTAGACCAAGAAAGAAAAAGGTAGAGCCAAGAGGTGTAAAGGCTGGAACTAAGCGTGGTAAATACGTTATAAAACCTAAAAAACGTGGCGATGAAGGGCTTTCTTTCATTGAAAAAGTACAATTTAGAAACAAATACAGCGAAAAAGATGTAAAAGAAGCACTTTATCCACTAAAAGTACCTAAACCAGACGATGTAACTAAAAAAGATGAACCTATAGAAGTTGAACAAACCGATGTACCTAAAAGAAACCTTGGTGGTAGACCTAAAGGTAGATTGAATAGAAGTACAGTTGTTCGTGCTATTTTAGAAGCTACACGATGGGGAAAAGACCCTATTACTGGTATTGAGTCATATATTCCTATAGAATATCAAATGACACTAGCTATTTTACAAAAAGCACTCAAAGGTGATGTAAATGCCTATAAAGCATTAATGGATAATGCGTATAAACCTCACGCACAAGAAGTTGAGAGTAAAAATGTTACAGTTGATATTAGCAATTTTTCAGAAGAAGATATTAAAGCACTATTAAATGACGATGACGATGACGAACCAGACTACTTTAGAGAACAAGAACTTGCACTCGGAGAACGAACAGAAGACAGCGACGAAGGAAGAGGCGAGGAAAGCACTGGAATACCATCTTAGAGCCAAGTTAGGTAAAGATGACTTTTGGGAGTTTTGTAAATTCTACGATAAAGACTTTTTTCTTAAACGTAAATTCTTACAACGTGTCGCTAGAGCCTTCCAAAGAATCGAAGAAGGCAAGATTAACTCTTTATCTGTGTCAGTACCTCCAAGGGGTGGAAAGTCGTACATAACAACTTTGTTTTGTGCTTGGACTTTAGGTAGGAACCCTTCTGAATCTGTAATGCGTAACACTTGTACTGGAACTCTATATCAAAAGTTCTCTTACGATGTACGTCAAGTGTTAAAATCAGAAAAGTTTAATTCTGTATTTCCAGAAGTGAGTATTTCCAATGACAAAGCAAATCTTAATGGTTGGAATACTAATCAATCTCGTCAAGTAGGTTACTTTGGTGCTGGAGTAGGTGGAACAATTATCGGTTTTGGTGCTACAAAACTTGCTATTACCGATGACTTGTATCGTGGTATTGAAGATGCGTTGTCTGACGTTACCAATGATAGGGTTTTACAATGGAAAGAAGGTACTCACGACTCACGTCTTGAACGAACGTGTGCTAAGATTGATATTGGTACAAGATGGTCGACAAATGATGTTATAGGCAAGAATTTCCAAGAAGGTAGTTATGATGAATCTATTGTTATTCCTGCCTTAGATGCAAATGAAGAAACTTTTTGTGCCGATGTAATGTCTACAGACCAATACAAAATGATTCGTAAAAAAATCAATCCAGATATTTGGAGTGCGGAGTATATGCAAGAACCAGTCGATTTAAAAGGACGTTTATTTTCTAATCTACGAACTATTAGTGAAGCAGACTTTAATCTTATCAAAGGTAGGAGTGCAGGAAGTATTGCTTACGTCGATGTATCAGACCAAGGTGCAGATTACACAGCTATGGCACTAGCAGTTATTATTGATGGTACAATTTACATTGCAGACTATTGTTTTAATAAACAAAATACCGATGTAACCATTCCTTTGATTGCGGAAAAGTTAAATAGATACAGAACTTCATATTGTAGGGTAGAAAGTAATGCAATGGGCGCGGTTTTCGCTAGAACACTTCAAAAACAGACTAGAACAAAGATTTTACAAGTGCATAACACACAAAATAAAATGACTCGTATAATTATGCAATCTGCAAGCATAAATAATGCCTTTGTGTTTGTGAAATATGAAAATAATAACGATTATCACCAGTTTATGACTAACCTATTATCCTTTAGTAAGGAAGGTAAAATGAAATTTGATGATGCGCCTGATTGTCTGGCAGGATTATCAATGTTAATTAAATCTTTGTTTAAAAGACTTGATATATAAAAAAAGAGTATATTTGTGCAAGTTATTAGTGCTTTTCTTTCTTTTCTTTCGGTGCTAACTACTTTTGATTCTTTTTTCAGTCCTCTCGCTATTTATTTGGCTTGAGGGCTTTTTTAATGCACAAAAAAAAGACCCGATTATTAGTCGAGTCTTAAAAATAAAGGTAGTATGATACCTATTTAATTCCTTTTTTCAATCCAAGGAATATCTTTTTTTCATCATCAGTTAAAGTGATTCCTATTTCATTTTCTATTTTGATTAAAGCAGATGCTCTGTAATCTATAGATTGACTTTCTTGAAGTATATCATTCTGTAGAACTGGTAAATGAGTATAATCAGCAACTAATCTTAAACCTTCTTTATCTAATCCTAATTGTTCAGTAATGTTATTATAAATTCTTTCAGCTTCTGGAATAATAGTAGAAGTGTAACATAATCTCTCACCATAATTAACGTTAGAGTAAGTAGAACCACTTTCGTTAGAGAAAATGTAGTAGTTAAGACCAAAAGCATCTATAATAGCAAGTTTATCAGCTTTAAGTTCATCAAATAACATTAAATCCTTAGTAGGATAAGACATTGGTGTCCATTTAACGTCGTTTTCAGAAATAATAATTTCGTCTTTAGAACGATTGTACCAATCCTTACGTATTTGTTCTTTTTCTTCTGGACTCATTGGTAAAGCACCGCCTAAATCAGAGTTTGAAGCAGACAATATACCAATAGCACCAATATTCTCTAAAAGTATGTTACGTTTATTGTATTGTGCCTTAATATTAGATAACGGAAACTTTAAAGATTCAATTCTTGATACAGAATCTAAAATATTAACACCATCCGTAGTTTGAATGATAACAACTTCTTCATTTAATAATGTTTCTGGTTTATCACCTTCATAGTTATAAGTGTAATCTTTTATAAGACCACCTTTATCCATTTGTTTTAAAGTTCTTCCAGAAGTATTGATTTGAACCTTATGTCTAGCAAGTGGAACAAATAAATTAACTATTCCAAAACTTCTTCTTGGTGCATAACATAAAGCAGTTGAAAATAAACTATCATTTACAGATATAGAATACATTACGTCCTGCCAAGTTTGCATTG